GGTAGACATATTGGAGCAATCTGGCACTTCGTGAACACTCTAAGAAAGTTTATTGAGGAAAGTAATTTCGATAAGGTGGTTGTGTTTTGGGACGGAAATGAAAACTCAATTGCAAGAAAAACCTTATATCCCCAGTATAAAGAAAACAGACGAGATTCAGATAATCCATTTAAGGAAGAATCTTCAAATTATCAAAAAGAAAGAATCAAACAATATTTAGAAGAAACATTTGTTAGACAAATAAATGTTGAAAAAAATGAGGCCGATGATTTAATGGCTTATTATTGTCAAATTTCCACAAATGAACAAAAAACAATTTTTTCATCCGATAAAGATTTAACCCAATTAATTTCTGAAAACGTAACAATATATTCACCATCAACAAGGAAATACTATAAGTTTGGGGATAAAATTAAAATTTATGATTACGAGTTCCCACACTATAATGTTAAGACTTTTAAGATATTATCCGGTGATAAATCAGACAATATTGACGGAATCTACTATTTGGGGGAAAAAACTTTAGTAAAATTATTTCCTGAGATACTTGAAAAACCAATTTCTTTTACCGATATTTTAAATAGAGCTGAAGAACTCTTAAAAGAGGACAAAGAGAACAAGGTATTAAAGAATTTACTAACAGGAAAAACAAAAACGGGAATATATGGAGAGGAATTCTTCGAAATCAATCAAAAGATTGTTGACTTATCAAACCCAATTATCACAGAAGAAGGAAAAGAAATCGTTGAACTTTATTGTAATGAGACATTAGACCCTGAAGGTAGAGGTTATCGAAACTTAATTAAACTTATGATGGAAGATGGTTTTTTTAAGTTCCTACCTAAAGGAGACGATGCGTGGGTTAATTTTGTAAAACCCTTTTTAAAGTTAACAAGAAAAGAAAAGAAAAAATACCAAACAAACAAATAATATGAAAGAGCAACAAGACACAACAAAGTTAGAATTTGTAATGATGGTTAATAACAACATCATAGTACAAAGATTCTTCAATGTTAGAGATTATAACTCTAACGCAAAAAGTTCATCAGAACTTTACGAGTACTTAAAAGACTTAAAGGACCAACTATCCTATGAGTTAAAAATGAAAACCGCGGTCTATATGTTAGACAACAGGTATGAGATTGAAAACAATCCCGAAGTTTTAAACACGTCTTACACTGACGGACCTGAGTACTTTAACATCTTCCTTAAAGAAGGAGACAAGACAATTTGTCATAGACAGTTCAACGCAAAAATATACCCACCTAAAATAAGATACACCGTGGACATACGCCCGCATATAAAAAGTATTCTTTCGGTGTTAACTGACATTTTTTCATCTGAAAATTTAACTTACAAATACCTTGAAGTTAATACAATTTAAGAATATTTATCAATACAACAATATAAATTATGGCGTCAAACAAAAATTTCGAATATCTCGGTAGCACTTTTCAACTTCAACTTCTAAACCAAATTATCGTAGATAAAGATTTCTCAAGGTCGATTATTGACGTTATGGACTCTCAATATTTTGAGAACAAGTATTTCAAATTAATATTCCAAATGATTAAGGAATATTATGTAAAATACGAACACACCCCTAATTTTGATACCTTAGAACAGATTACAAAATCAGAGTTACAACAAGAATTGGCTTCTAAAATAGTTCTTGATACCTTGGTTAAAATTAAAGACGCTCCTTTTGAGGGTAGTGCATTTGTTCAGGATAAGGCGATGAAATTCTGTAAACAACAAGAGTTACAAAAGGCCTTAAATAAGGCTCAAAAAGTAATTGATGGTGGTGAATTTGAGAACTATGAACAATTAGAGACCTTGGTTAGAGAGGCTTTACAAGTTGGAGAGAGAGAAGACGGTATGTCTGATGTTTTCTTTAACCTAGATGACGTTTTAAATGAAGATTATAGACATCCAATACCTATGGGAATCCCGGGTATTGACAGATTATTAAAGGGAGGATTGGCGAAAGGTGAGATTGGAGTTATCTTGGCACCAACGGGTGTTGGTAAATCAACATTCCTAACCAAAATCTCAAACCACGCTTACAATCTTGGATATAACGTACTTCAAATATTTTTTGAAGATAATCCTAAGATTATTCAAAGAAAACATATAACTTTGTGGACTAAAGTTCATCCTGATGAATTATCAATTAAGAAAGATGAAGTAATGACTAAAGTTCAAGAGGTTAGAGATTCAATGCCAAACAAGTTAATCTTAAAAAAATTACCATCTGATACAATGACTATGTTACAGATTAAAAATCAAGTTAGAAAAATGATTGCGGATGGTATTAAAGTTGATATGATTCTTTTGGATTATATTGATTGTGTTGTTCCAGATAAAAACTTGGGAGACGAATGGAAATCAGAGGGTTCTGTAATGAGAGCGTTTGAGGCGATGTGTCACGAATTATCAATAGTTGGATGGACGGCAACACAAGGTAATAGAAGTTCAATTTCATCTGAAGTTGTAACCACAGACCAAATGGGCGGGTCAATTAAAAAGGCTCAAGTTGGTCACGTTATCATATCGGTGGCTAAAACATTACAACAAAAAGAGATGAAATTGGCAACAATTGCGATTACAAAATCACGTATCGGTGATGACGGTGTGGTTTTTGAGAATTGCAAATTCGATAACGGAATGTTAGAAATAGATACTGAAAGTTCGGTTACATTCTTAGGATTAGAAGAACAAAAAGAAGAACAAAATAGACAACGAGTAAAAGATTTACTTGAAAAGAGAAAACAAAGACAACAAAATAATTAATTATGGAAAAAATTTTAGAGAGTAATCCAAACAGGTTTGTTATATTTCCAATAGAATACAACGATATTTGGGAATACTATAAACAACACCAAGCCGCTTTTTGGACGGCAGAAGAAATTGATTTAACGGGGGATATTAGAGATTGGGAAACACTATCAGATAATGAAAGATATTTCATCAAAAATATTTTATCATTTTTCGCCGCGTCAGACGGTATTGTAAATGAAAATCTGGCAGAAAATTTCTACAGAGAAGTTCAATATCCTGAAGCTAAATTCTTTTACGGATTTCAGTTGATGATGGAGAACATACACTCATTAATGTATTCTTTATTAATTGACACATATGTCTCTAACCCTAAAGAAAAAGATGATTGCTTTAACGCAATCGACAAGTTACCTGCGGTTCAGAAAAAAGCTACGTGGGCTCTTGAGTGGATTAAAAACGCATCTTTCCAAGAAAGATTGGTGGCATTTGCCGCGGTAGAAGGAATATTTTTTTCAGGTTCTTTCTGTTCTGTATTTTGGTTAAAATCAAGAGGGATAATGCAGGGTTTGTGTAATGCAAACGCATTAATATTTAAAGATGAAAACTTACATTGCGATTTCGCAATTCATTTGTTGAATAATCACGTTGAAGATAAACCAAGTGAGAAACGAATCAGAGAAATTCTATTATCGGCATTAGAGATTGAAAAAGAATTTATTACAGAATCTTTACCGGTGTCTTTAATAGGGATGAATTCAAATCTAATGAAACAATATTTAGAATTTGTGGTAGATGGTCTACTTGTTAAAATGGGTTGTAAAAAACAATTTAATGTTGAACAACCTTTTAAATTTATGGAACAAATCGCAGTTGAAACCAAAGGAAACTTCTTTGAGTCAAGAACCGTTGAGTACCAAAAAGCCAAATTGAATGAAACAATTAATTTTACAGAAGATTTTTAATATGATGTCACTAAAAATAAAAAAAAGAAGTGGAGATGAAGTATCCTTTAACCCACAAAAGATTTATAATAGAATTAAAAGAGCCGCAAAGGGATTAAATGTTAATTCTGATGAGATTTTTATAAAAGTTATAACATCAGTTCCTGTTGAGGGACATATCACAACAAAAGAGTTGGATAAGTTAGTATATGAGATTGCCGCGGCTTACACCGGTAGTCATCACGACTATTCTCGTTTAGCGTCTTCAGTCGCAATATCGTCTTACCATAAAGAAACAAATCCAAGTTTCTACGAAACAATGGAAGAGTTACACAAAGAAGGTATTGTTAATAATGATTTAATCATTTTAATGCAAATGTTTGGTAAAGAAAAAATTGACTCGATTATTAATCACGATAATGATTACAATTTCGATTACTTTGCTTGGAGGTCATTACAAGAGATGTATCTTTTAAAATTACCTAACGGTAAAACCATTGAAAGACCTCAACATATGTATATGAGAGTTGCATTATGGATAACAAATAACTTTGAAGATGCTATTGAGTATTACAAATCGTTATCTAATCAATTAATATCACCGGCAACACCAATTATGATTAATGCGGGTACAAAAGTACCTCAATTAGCGTCTTGTGTTTTACATTACAACAATTCAGATTCAAGAAAAGGGTTATTGGATACTTTAACAGACATCTCAACGTTCTCGTCTGACGCGGCTGGTATTGGATTATCAATGCCAAATATTAGAAGTAAGGAAAGTAGAATCTCAAGTTCAGGTGGATATGCTGGAGGGTTGTTAAAATATCTTAAAATTGTTAATGAATCTTTACGT